CCCGCCACTGTTGGTCATGGCGTTGTTCAGGCCAAACGTCAGCACGCCGGTCTGCGCCACGTTGTCGCGCGGGTCGGTCCCGGAGATCCCATAGCGGATCGTCATCGGCACCGTCGCGCGCGTGTCGGCGACCACCGACGTCCACGCGCGCAGCGCCTGGAGCTCGGCGGCCAGGCTGACGTTGCCCTCGCGGCCGACCATCACATACGCGAGCGTGCCGATGAACGGCCCGGAATCGTCCGAGAACGCGCCGATGCGGAGATCCTCGGCGACGTACGCCGGCTCGGTCGTGCCGGTGGCCACCGTGGCGCCGCTTTGCACGCCGTCGATGAAAATGCGCGCTTCCTGTGTGGCGGGATCGTAGAAGCAGTGCACCAGGTGCCAGGCGTTGTCGGCAATCGTGCCGCGGGTGAAGTTGAACAGCTCCGACCCGCCGACTTCGACACGGAATCGGATCGCCTGGCTCTCGAGCGACACGGAATAGCCATTGCCCGTCGTGCCGGTCATCTTCTGCACGATGCAGCGATTGGTCGCGCTGTTGTGCGCGGTCTTGATCAGGAAGACGATGTCCATCGAGCCGGCGGCCAGGCTCAAGTTGAGCCCCGAGGACAGTCCGTCGTCGGGCACTTCGACCCAGCCGTTGCCGTCGAAGGTGCGCCCGAGCCCGCCTTCGGGCAGATCTGTCGACACGCCGGCCGTGAACCCTGAGCCCGTGTAGGTACCGTGGTTGCGGTTGCCGGTGATGTCGCGGGCGCGCGTGCTCCGCGTTTCGGCGAGCGGCCACACGCCCACCGTGAACGGCTCCTCGATCAGCGTGTCCCGAAAGCTGCGCTCATGCAGCCCAAGGTCGAGCCCGATCGTGGCGGACACGCCCATCTAGGCGCGCCCCCGGGCCAACAGCACGTCGTCGCGGACGCGCCGCTGCATCCCCTCCATGAACCGGTTGATGTCTTCCCGCAGCCCGCGCTGCTCCCGGAGCAGGTCGGGAAACATCGCGACTTCTTCCCGGCTCTGGACACGCTCGCCACCGAGCAGCGTCGCCTGCACCTCCCCGGTGCCTGGCACCAGGCCGCCGCTGTGGAAGTTCATCTCTGCGTTTTCGCCGTGCGACCGCAGGAAATCGACAATCGCCTGCGCGGCCGGGCGGAACAGCGCCATCGTGTTCGCCCGCTGCAACGCCGCGAACATCGGGCCGCCGCCCTCGCCGGCGCCGAACTGCGTCAACAGCGCCGCGAGATTCCAGCCGGCGCCGCCGACCCCCTTGTTCGACGGGTCCCCCCACTGACTGAGGAAGCGGTCTCGCGCTGGATTGACGACGGTCCCCTCCTCTCCGCCGCCGAACAGATTCCGGAAGAAGTTGAACGCGGCGATCGCGAGATTGATGGCGGCCATCACACCACTGAAAAAGCTCGTGAAGTCGGTCATCATCAACTTCAGGACTCCACTCAACCCACTGCGGCCCGCCTTCCAGATGTCCACAAACGTCTGCACGACGCGGCGCATGTCGACGCCGAAAATCCGGCTCGCCACTTCCAGGATCGACTCGAACATGTCCGTGAAGGTGATCTTCTGGGCCTCGGCGTGCTCCATCGCGAGACGATCCTGTTCCATGAGGATCAGCCCGATCTCGTTCTGGTAGCGGCGCCAGGCCGCCTCCTGCGCATCGAGCGCGGCTTGCGTCGCCTCGTTCCGCCGCTGGAGCTCGAAGAGATAGTTCTCCGTGATCGTCGTTTCGATACGATTCAACTCCTCGCGCAGGCGCTCGGTCTCCGCGATCTGTTTCGCGATGGCCGCGATGTACTGTTCGCCGATCCAGTTCGTGAGCTGGCGGTACGCGGCCTCGGTTTTCGCGACGACTTGCGCCTTCTCCTCGAGGGCCTTCTTCGATCGAATCGAGGCCTCGACCGACCGGTTCAGCTCCTCGGTGAGACGCGCCTCCTCGGCCGACAACGTCGCGACTTGATGGTGCGTATCCGTCGTCGCGACAGTCAGGCGCTTCATTTCCTGCGTCACGAACTGATCGATCGACTTCCCGAGATTTTCGGAGTCCTTCGCGCTCTGGGCGAGCGCGGCGCCGGTCGCTCCGAACCCCATTTGCGCGGCCTCCGCCATCTGAAACATCCCGGCCATAAAGATGATCTTGGCCTGCTCCCACGCGTCCTTGGCGGCCGCGGCCTTGGCGATCACCGATTCATCAATCACGCCGCCAAACATCCGCGCCTGGTCGGCCGCCTCACGCAGGCCGGTCGTCAGCACCGGAATCAACTCCTGAAATTGGCGCCCGAACAGCTCCATCAAGATGCGATTGCGCTCGTTGGCGTCGCCCATCTGCATGGCCGCGTCGGAGATCGCGAACAGCCGCTGCTCGGGCGAGAGCGCCAGGAAGGCCTGCGTGTTGAGGCCGAGATCGGCCATGGCCTTGACCGCGCTCTTGTCGTCGCCGGCGAGCCGCGACGAGAGTCGCGTGATGGCTTGCGTCAACGTCTCCACGGTCGTGCCGGCGCCGACGGCCGCGAAGTTCAGCGCCTGCAGCTCCTCGACGCCGATCCCCGTCCGCTCGGACATGTCCTGCATCCGATCGGCGAAGTTGACCATCTCGGTGACGTAGCCCGTGATCGCGCCGATGGTGAAGGCGCTCGCCAGCGCCGACTTGAGCTGCCCGGCGGCACCCTCGACTTTGCCGAGCGTGCTGTTGATCTCGCCGACGCCCGCCTTCAATTCCGCGATGTCCGCGGCGACGCGCACGATGAGGGCTGCAACGGGAGTGGCCATGTGTCGGTAGTCGGGTCGTCGGTCAGGGCTACGCCTTGTCTCGTTCTCGCCTGATGGCCTCAGCTTCCACTTCGAAGACACGCCGGACCGCCGGCGTGATCTTCAGGTCGCTCTTCTTCTTCGCGTTGTCGACCATCTCCTTCGCTCGCACGTACGTCCGCATTTCAAATATCGTCAGCAGGAGATCGACGTCGCCGTCCTCGATCTCCTGCACCGCCCGCGACGGCAGGCACTTGAACTCGTCACAGACCAGGCTGACGAACCACTCGTGCGGGCACTCCCCTTGCCCGCCTGCGTTCAGAAACTCCCGCAGGCGGATCAGTCGTTTTTTACGGTCGCCTCATCGCGCGGCGGCCTGGCCAGCGCGAGAATCTCGTCGACCAGCCATTCCTTGAAGTCCTCCTCGAGGTCATCGAGCTCGTCCGGCTTCGGTGGCTTGTGCTCGCTGAGACTCCACGACAACACGGCGCCGCGGAGCAGCGTGCCGTGGTCGTACTGCGCCTTCGCGGTGGCTTGATAGGCCTTGATCTGTTCGGCCGTCACGGCGCGGACCGCTTCGAGGCCTTCCTTCCCCAGCGCCCGCACGTAGGACGCGGCCGCCTTCGAGGATTCGCTCGAGGCCTCTTCCAGCTTCCGCCATCCCAGCTTGCGGATCTCGACCCACTGCCCGGCCTGGCCAGGCACATCCAGGCGCTTCGTGACGCGACTCGTGAGCAGCATCAGGCCTCCGTCACCTGGCCGGTCGGCTGCAGCACGACCTCGAACATCGTCAGGTTGTCGAGCGTCGCGATCCGCTCGTAGCTGACGATCAGACACTCCACCGTCGTGGTCTTCGTGCTCCCCCACGTGATCGTCAGCGTGCGCGTCGCGTTCGTGTCGCCGATGTTGCCCGGGTTGTTGAACACGACGTCCGGCCCGGTCGTCGCCGTGTCGTCGTAGAAGCCGCGCAGCGTGATCGGCTCGAGTTTCCGAATGCCGACCGACAGGAACTCCACCCACGAATCACCGAAGGCGTGCGACTCGGTCAGGATGGCGGATTTCTTCACGCCGTTGAGCTCCCTGACGTAGTTCGACATCGTGGTGAGCGTGCCGTCCGCGCGATCGAACTGGACTGCTACGTCATCGGGTCCGTAATTGGCCACGGTCGTCTCTCCTTATGCGTTCCGCTTGAAGCCCACCAGGAAGGTCACCGACCCGGAGCCGGTCACGTTCCAATCCACCGCCAGATGCCGATTCACCGTCACGCCCGTCGTGACGCGTTCGGCCCCGACCGCGGTCACCGTCGAGAACGTGACGAGGTCCGCGTACGTGATGTCGTCGGCCGAGTGCCGGACCTTGAACACGACATCGGTGAAACCCGAATACGCGACCACGTGCAGATACGCCACGCCGCCACCCGCGCTCGAGGCCGTGTTGTCGACGGAGTCCGCGCCTTCGCTGTTGCCGTCTGAGGTGCGCGCGCCGAGCGCGTGCAGGATGACGCCGGTGTCGAATTGGCCGGTGCCGCGATACGCCGCATTCGCGCGATGGAGCTGCTCGAGGCTGGCGATGCGCTCATATTCGGCGAGCATCGCGCCGGCGCCGCCGACGAAGCGCTTGCCGACGGTGTTCCCCTCGAGACCGTACGAGAACACCGCGCTCGTGCCCTGCGATGACACCAGCGCGGCGTTCATCTGATCGGACGCGTCGTTGAAATAACCCTTTTGCGTCACCTCGGCCCGGCGCAGGCCGACCGACGCGAACTCCTGCCAGGAGTCCCCGAGCGAGTGCGAGCCGTCGAGCACCGCCGTCACCTTCGACGTGATCTCGACGGTGTCCCCGAGCAGGTTGAACGCACCCCAGAGGATGAAGCCGACGTCGTCAGGTCCGTAGACAGCCATCGCTCAGCTCGCTACGACGAACACGTCGATCGGCTTGATGCCGTGACGCAATGCAATCGCGTTGAAGTCCTCGACCGCCCACGACGGCGCGATCGACCGATTGACCCACGGCGTCGAGAACCCCGACACCGACACCCCCGCGTTGAACACCTGCACCGCCCGCTTCATGATCGCGAGGGCCTCGGCGTCCCCCTCATAGGTGCTGTAGACATGCAGCACCAGATGCACGATCGCGCCGTACCTCGAGAACGTGCCATTCGCCGTCTCGAGGTCGCCGTTGAACGTCAGCCAGGCCTGCGGAAAGTCCGTGCCCTGCGGCACGTCGGTGTAGAACCGGTTGCTGACCAGCGCCATGAACGTCGCATCCGCGGCAAGCAGATCGAACGCCGCGTTCTGTACGTCGCTCGCGCCGAGGGTCGCAGTCAGACTCACAGCGTGTGACTCCCCACCTTCGCCATGTCGCGCTCAATCACCGAGCCCGCCGCCCGCGACTGCGCGAGGAAGAACGACTTCGTCGCCTCGGCCGCGGGCACGAGAAACGGATACGCCGGCGCCGGATGCGGCCCACCGTGTCCAAACTCCACCAGGTGGCCGATCGCCGTCGGCCGATGCAGCGCGCTCCGGCCCGGCAGCGCGACGTCAAAGCCCGATCGGATCCCAACTTTCGCCGAGCCGCTGCGCCGGTTCAGCGAGAAGCCCAGCGACTCTTTCAGGCGTCCTGTGCGCACCCCTCGCCCGGGCCCCATGCGACCGCGCGCGTTCGCGACAAGGAAGTCCGAGCTCTTCTCGACGGCCTCGTTGAACGCTTCGCGCGCGATCGGCTCGAGCTGCCGGAACGCGGCCGCCGCTTCCCGCAACCCGATCACCGTGGTGCGATCAACCGCCACGTCAGATGACCTCCGCGCACTCGCACAGCAGGAATGCACGCCCGCCATCGAGCGCCTGCACGCCGTGGATCTCCAGCGTCTTCGCCGCCGTCGCCTGATACGGCGTCCACTGAATCCGCATTTTCGGCGTCACGTCCGCGCGATAGCGCAGCGTGACGTGATAGCTCAACGTCGCGCCGATCGACGCCACCTGCATCCGTTCCGAGATACGCAACGGCATGACGCGCGCAGCTAACCTCGTAAGCGAGCTCGCCGACTCCGTGATCACGTCGACCCACGTGGTCGCGCGGCCACCCTGGCCGTCATCGCTCGTGGAACGCTTCAAGACCGAGACGCGATCGCGCAGGTCGCCGGCCGCAGGAGCCTTGACGGGCATCAGAACTCCCTCGGCAGAATCCACGGCCCGATGCACCAGTCGTAGAAGCGCTGCTCGTCCGTCGTCAGGTCACGCTTTTCGAAGAGACACTGCAGGCGCATCTTCACGGCATGCACCAGGAACGGCGGCATTGACTCCGCGGTCGACCAGCCCACGACCATCCTGATCACGCCCGCCACCCGCCGGCGCGTCGTCGGCCAGGCGCAGCCTTGTTTCAGACAGAGGCGCGCCGGCTGACCGGCCGAATCGAGAAACCAGTTCGCCGAGCTGAACGCCGCCGAGGTGTCCGTCTCGTCGTAGTACGTCACCGACGAGACCGCACTCACCGGCGCGACGTAGAGCTCGAGTGGTTCCGTGCCGCACGGGAACGAGTCGACCGTCAGATCGATGGTCTGCTCGATCAGCCGGCGAGCCGTGTCGTCCTCGACGATGCTCGTCGCGGCCTGAATGAGGCCGTCAACAACGCCGTTTTCGTCGTCCACGTCGACGCGCAGCCAGGCCTTGGCGTCGTCGAGCGAGAGCGGCTGCGTCGCCGGCGCCGCGTAGACAACCAACGACGGCCGCACGGTGCGAGGCTGAGCGACGATCGAGGTCGTCATCGACGCCTCCCCGCACGGACCGCGCTCTCGATCGGCCGCCGCTGCTCCGCGGTCTCGACACGCTCGGCGCGCTCGGCGAGGCCGTCACGGATCCAGGCCGCAGCGACCTCGTCAGACACCTCGACGATCTCGCCGAAGGCGTAACTCGGCGAGCCGCCGACGGAGGTCAACATGCGGATGGTCATCAGCCGACGTACACGTGGAACTTGCCGGTCGTGGCGTTGCCGCCATCGGCGATCACGATCTTGATTTTTTCGCCCGCGACCGGAATCTTGTCGTTGACCGCGGTGCCACCGCCCGCATAGAGCGCGGCCGCGTTGGCGACCGACACCGTCGCCGCGCGCGGATACAGACTCAGTGCCGCGGTCCCACCGTTGGTCACGGTGATGATCGGGAGCCCGGAGACGTCACACGTGATCGTGGCGTCGAAGCCGGTGTCGTAGGGCGACGAGCCGTCCGGCACGTACCGGATCGCGTGCACAACGCCATGCACGACCTGCGTGTAGCCGGTTCCCGCGCCGCCCGCACTGACCGTGATCGAGACTTCGTGACGCTCGAGATACACGTTACGTCCCCTTCGGCCCTACGTAGGCCCCTTGCCACCAGCCAGGCCCGACGCCGATGCCCGGCCACGTCACATAGCCGACGTGCACGCGATGCCCACAGCACGCGCCCGTTGCGCCCTGGATCGTGCCCAGGCACGCATCATGGCCGTCGGCCGTCGGCGCCAGCCCGCAGGCTCGACACGCGCGGGCCGCATCCACGACATCGCCCGTGTCCTGATACCGCCAGCCGCGGCCATCCCAGACGACGGGATGCCCGCGCAGCCATCCCGTCGTTACGACGTCTTCCGCGTGTACTCGATCCACGCGGCATACACCTCGACGGCTTCGTTCGCGTGCGCCGCCGGCGTCACCGTGACGGTCGCCGCCTTGGGATGCGCCCCGACGTCGCCGGCCGCGATCGACACGCTCACGTCGGCCAGCGTGATCGAGAGCGCCGCGGTATTGCCGCCGGCGTTCGTGTCGCCGACGCCTTCGAAGTAGCCGATCGCGATCACGGGCGTGTCCATGCCGCCGGCGGCCATCTTTGCGAGCAGATGCACTTCGACCGCCGCGGAGTCGTCCAGGTCAGGCGGATACGCGAACGGCGCGAACTGGATTTCCTCCACGCCGTTGGCAATCCAGTTGACAAACGCGGATTTGTCCGTCGCCGCGTTCGTGCGCTTGATTTCCGGCGCCGTGTTGCCGTCGAGGAAATTGCCCGAGTCGGGAATCTCGTTCGACCCGATGATCTGGGCGCTGAATAGATCGAGATTGATAAACCCCTTGTTCCGGTCGCCGGTCTTGTCGTCGACCGCGCCGGACTGGTATTCGATCTCGCCGCCGGATTCGACTTCGATCTTTCCGCCGGACGCGATGACGAGCGTGTCGCCACCCTGCTTCCGGTAGACCTTGGGCTGGTAATTCGTATCGGCCATGACACCCTGCTTTCGTTGGTTGCAGCCGCGCGAGACGGCATGGCAACCGCCTCGCGCGACCTACCCACTGAAGGGACGAAAAACCTACGCCGTGCCTTCGGCCGGCGAATTGTGCTGCTCGCCCGCGATCGTGCCGGTCGTGGTGTTGTCGATCGGCAGCGAGCGCGCTTTGTACTGGATGACCCAGATCGATTCGAGCGTGCTCGAGGTCCCGCGGGCGGCCACGAGCTTGAGGTAGCGCTTCGTCGGACGGTTGATGTCGATGAAGATGTCTTCATCGGACGACCCGGACGTCGTGCCGGTGCCCTCGAGATCCGAGTAGTCATCGGACCCGCCGTCATCGCTCGACTGCTGCAGCTTCGCGATGTTGTCGCTCGCGGCCGTGCCGTACGACGTGAGGAACAGCGCGCCGTCGTAGCCGGCCATGTCGACGGCGTCCGACGTGATCGCCGTGGTGTTGGCGGACGAGTGGTCCTTGATCTTCGTGATCTTGACGCAGTCGCTGAGATAGCCGGAAACAACCATGATCTCTCTGCCTCTCTCGAAAAGATGTTGTAGAGAGAGGCCGGCGCCGAAGCCCCGGCCTCCGGCTCACCTACGACGCGCTGTTCTGCAGGGTCTTGATCGGACCCTGGCCGGCGTCGACGAGGCCGCCGTCGGCCCGCATGAACGCCATGAACCCGACCTGCCCGTTCGCCGCGTAGAGCTCCTGCAGGCGCAGCACCTGAATGCCCGACACGCGGCGGATGTAGTAGTTCGAGAAGTCGCCAAACGCGGAATGCTTCGCGCTGGCCGACATCGTCGCCATGTCGTTGTTGATGACGACGGGGAAGCCCTTGATGCGCGCCGGCGCGCCTTCCTGGTTGCTCTGCTGCCAGAGGTATTGCCCGTCGCCGTCCTTCAGCAGCTCGAGCGCGAGCGCCGTCGTGTCGCTCGTCATGAACTTGCAGCCGCTGTTGCGATAGGCGACGTCGACGGAGTGAATCAGCCGAATCACGTCATCGAACGGCACCGACGTCGAGTTGCCGGTGGCCGATTGACGCCCGACCGTGGCCGCCGTAACGAAGCCCTGCGGCTGCGCGACACCGGTCCCGGTCGTGTAATGCGCGTTCTGCGCGCGGCCGAGCCGCGTGCCGAACTTGCGCGACAGGTACGCTTCGAAGTCGAACTCGGCATCCTGCAACAGCTGCCAGGAGACCTTGATGATCTTCGACGAGTAGAGATACGCGTGGAGGACGCGCTGTCCCATCGTCACGTCCGTGCCGCTCGCGTGCGAGCCCTCTTCCGCGACGATCGAGCCCGTGTTCGACGTGTCGTCGTCGGTGGCGATCGGCAGGTCGGCGCCGGTCGACGTGGTCAGCACCGTCGCGCCGGCGATCTCGACGCCGCCGAAGTACTTCAGC